ATACAAAAGATCTTGCAACCCAAATAGCAAAATGTTCCGTTACTAACGAAAAAGGTAGAACATTTAAGGTACTCTTTACTTCTCGAAAGTATAAAGACGTTACTCCGAAAGAAGAAAAACAGAAAAAGCCTTCTAAGAATACAATTGAGGTTAAGTTGAATGCCAAGCATTCACGAAAGTTCTCAAATGTAGCTCGCAACACCAACAGAAATACTGTAAAACCACCTCGACGTGTAAAGAAATTGATTTCTTTGATTGAACGTCGCCGTTTATGTAAAGCAGCATAGGAGGATTTATCATGGAAGAGATCGTTATTTATACACAGAAGTTTAAGACCATGTTTGGTGTTAAACTGAATAGAAAGCCTAACGAAAGTAAAAAGGATTTCAAAAAGAGATGTAAAGAGAATAATCGCGAGTATAAGCTTTATATAAAAACGAGATTTGAGGTAAAGAAACAAACTTTAACTCAAAGAATGGTTAAAGAGGAAGAACACATGGTTAAACGGTGGGATAAAAGACATCCAAAACCAGAACCAGACCTTTTTAACACGTGTAAAGCGTGGGAAGATACTCGAGAAAAAGCCATAGAACGTATTCGAGACATCGTAGTCTCGCGATATGACAAATTGCAACTCATTGGTCGATTTAAATTACGAGAAAATGAGTTTATTGATCGAAAAATAGGAGAATTAAAAGACATACGAGGGCAGGGACATATTGTTAATGAACTAAGTCCGACAGCGGAATTGATTAAGCTTGCAGCAAAGATGACCGCATTAGTTCATGATAAATGTCCTACTCTTGTGTGTTCTACTCTAAAAGATCACAAACGAGAACGAGGACGAATTATACTACCTCGTGCAGCATAATAAGGGATTGACGTAGGACAGTGTATGCAGATACTACGTCACCCTAATCAATTTTCGTATTATAAAACGTCTGAGCACTATGATAATACACAACAAACCTGTCGTTGTATACGACATTGAAGTATTTCCAAACGTGTTTACGTGTACTTATAAAGATACGGAAACAGATTCGATTGATACGTTAGAGATATCAGAAAGAACAAACGATTTAACAGAACTAATAAGACTGTTTAACCTAAATATAATGTTCTGTGGGTATAACAATCATCACTACGATGATGTTATCATAAACTATATAATTGACTTCTACCCAAAAATGAAGAACATGCCATATTGGCAGATAGTCAGATCATTGTTTAATCTGTCTAACGTAATAATTAAATCGGAAGAAGGGAATACTGATAGGTTCAAAAAGTGGAAATATGCTAACTTTTTTGAATCTATAGACTTACTAACAATGTTGTTTAGTAGCAAATTGAGAGTAGGTCTAAAAAGAAATGCAAGTCACTATGCATTATCATAACGTGCAAGAATATGATGGAGATTTTAATAACTATCTTCCAAAAGATTCTATAGACGATATGATAAAGTACAACATTAATGATGTTGAATCTACTGAAGAACTATTAAACAGACTTAAAGAAGATTTAGACTTGCGACTGTTTATCGAACAGGAATACGGTTTAAACGTTTTATCGATGGACCAAACGAAAATTGGTGAAAAGATTCTCGAAAAGAAATATTGTGACAGTATGCATATAACTTCTCGAGAATTAAAGAACATGGGTTCTCCTATGGACTACATACCATTGAAAGACGTTATATTACCGTTCATAGCATATAAAAATCCAAAGTTAAAAGCCGTTCTTGAAGACATGAAGAAACAAATTGTTTATTCAAAAGAACGCAAAGGCTACGAGAAGAAGTTTGTTCTCTCGAACGTGGAATATTCTGTTGGAGTAGGTGGAATACATTCTATACATACTCCTAAAATATTCCTTCCAAAGGAAAATGAATTCATTATGCACAGTGACGTTGCTTCTATGTATCCGTCATTTATAATACAATATAATTGGATTCCTCGGCACCTTGGAAAAACATTTTACGATGTATATTCTAACATATATTATGAAAGAATAGAAAGTAAACATAGCGGACAGAAGTTAAAAGCTACAGTCTTCAAATATGCTTTAAACGCTGTTACAGGGAAAATGCAACAAGAGACAAGTTGGATGTACGATCCATTTACCGTATTTAAAATACGTATAAATGGTCAGTTAGTTCTACTGATGTTAGTGGATCGACTCCTGGAATTGGACTGTGAGATAGTGCAGGTCAATACCGATGGTGTAGTGTACATTTGTAAAAAGAACAATTTTGATAAAGTTCAGGAAGTTATCAAAGAAATAGAACAATTGACACGCTTGAATTTTGAAACAGATCGCTATGAAGCGTTTTATCAGTACGCTATCAATGATTACTTTGGTATCATTGAAGGATATTCACAATCTCATAATCCTAAACTGATAGAAAAAAAGGGAATGTTTATTTCAGATTACGACAAAAGTCGTCTTGGGAAAGGCTTAGCACCAATGGTCATTCCTAAAGCTGTTATAAATTACTTTTTGACCAAACAACCAGTCTCAGAATTTGTTAGGAAGGATAAAGATATCCGGGATTTCTTAATGGGACAACGCGTAGATAAGAAATTCAAAGTTGAATATGGTGATGAACCTGTTCAACGTATTAACAGATTTTATGCGAGCACAAACGGTCGTTATTTGTACAAAGTCAAAGAAGAAGGACAGAGTAAACAATATTTTAATATGTTAACTAAGTCTGGAGTAACTTTGATTAATACACTTGACGACATACCAATAGAAGACAGACATATAAACTACACTTATTATATAGGTGAAGCCCAAAAGATAATTGAATCTTTTGTCTGTCAACAATTGGAACTATTTTAGTAACCGACTTGTTCACCTTAGCGTATAAGAGTATGATTATTGAATTAGATACAAAACTTCTGGATTTACCAGAAAAAATCAATATGAATCAGTTTATCTTCCTCAGTATGATATTGGATAAGAATCAAAAATCTAATCAAAGCGTCCGCAAAATTGTCAGCCTAATTAGCGACGATGATATATCATACTTGATCAACAACGGTTTAGTCACCTCGATAGAGAGAGATGGCTCAATTACATATCAAGCAACTCAAAGGCTTAAAGACTTTATGGCACCGCCAAAAGACTATTTTGATTTGTTTTACGACATGTACCCAGTATATGTAGTGCGACCAGATGGAACAAAATGCTATCTGAGAGCTAACATAAATAAGTGTAGACACCAATACAATTTAATTGTAGGCCACAGTGGAGCTATGGCAAGACATTTATTAGAATGTCTTGACTATGAGCTTAAAAAGCGTACTCGTGAAAATTCTTTACAGTATATGAAAACAATGTGGAAATGGATTGTCAATCACGAATGGGAAGCCGTTGAAGAGGAAATGTCAGATAATACACCTAGTCAAATAAATAGTTATGGAACAGACATATACTAATACATTAAGTATTCGGCCTATGTCTACTGTAGCTCAAGAAGCCGTAGATTACATCAAAGGTAGAAAAGAACGAACAGTAACATCGCTAAAGACAAGGTGGCAAAAGTTAAATAAACAATGTATGGGAGGTATTGAACCAAATACCGTTTATACCATAGCTGGCATTTCTGGAAGTGGTAAGAGTAGTTTTGCAAATCTTATACAAACAGATTTAATTGATTTAAACCCCTCAGAAAAAATAGTAGTTTTGACTTTCTCATTAGAGATGGTTGGATTTAGGCAAGTTGGAAGAACGCTTTCAAATAAGCTAAGAAAAACGACTTCTACCTTGTATAGTTCGGAAACGGACCTAGATGACCAAACCTTCAGCAGAGTCATCAGTGTTTCCAACGAGCTAAAGAAGTATCCTATTTACTTTGTAGATAATCCGGGTACTCCTATGCAAGTCAGAGATACTATAATGAAGTTCTATGTTGAGCATATTAAAAATACTCATACACATTTCGTCGTAATTTATGACCATGCATTATTAACAAAACACATAGGTAGTGCAATAGAAACGTTAAGTGAACTTGAACGAGTTTTTATACAAGTTAAAAAGCTTCCTTTAACGTCGGTTATACAGTTAGCACAAATGAATAGAAATATAGAACAGCCTGAGAGGATTAACAACCCATTGAGTCATTACCCAATGCGGAGTGATTTATCGTCATCAGACTCGATTTTTCAAGCCAGTGACTATGTCCTGGTTATACACAGACCTGAGATTCTTAATATACAAGAGTACGGACCAAATCGTTTACCTACAGCAAACAAAGTTTATATACATGTGTTAAAAAACAGAGATGCTGGACGACCGTGTATACTTGAATTCGAAAACGACCTTGCGTATAATAATCTCATAGAGTGTTAATGTCTGATGATAAATATTAACACTAAAAAATATAGGCTGAATTATGAAGACGACAACTTTTACAATTAAGAATAATAACACCAATAACACTAATAGTGGGAGTAATACAAACTATTCTTCGATGCTTGATTCTATTATACTTTCTAATATAAAGAAGACAACTCCTTATATTATTGATCCTGAGTATAAGAAGACAACTCCTATTTATACGTTTAAGAAGTATGACGCCATTGACCCGTTCATTGCCGCCATGCTGTCTGAGCACGGTGATTATACCCCCAGCAGCCTGTCGCTGAAGGATATTGATTTTATCAAGGCTGCTAAGTATCTGGCCAATTATAAGACCAACAATAAGATTAAGTTTGGTAAGATTTATCATCTTACTGATGGTACACCTATTATCTTCTTTAAGGATGAGGTGCAGATTGGTTTTGATGCTTACGATTATGATGATCTGCTGAATATCGATTTTCTCAATGGTCTGACTACTGAGAAGAAGGATATGATTATCAATATCGTGATTAACATTAATCTTTAAAAAACAACAATCATAGCATTTTACATCATATGATTATATTACCAACTAAAAAAGTTGCTGCAACGTCAACCAACCCACAATATTTGGTTTTATACGGCTTGCCTAAAGCTGGAAAAACAAGTTGTTTAGCACAGTTAGACAACAATCTTATTGTGGACCTTGAAGGTGGTTCTAAGTTTATTGATGCACTTGCTGTACAAGCTCGTACAATTCAAGACTTGGGAGAAATTGCTCAAGCAATTAGAGCAAAAAACACTGAAGTTGGACATAACTTTTATAAACGAATCACAATAGATAATGCCACACGTCTTGAAGACATATGTTTGGGTTATGCTGCAACCCTTTATCGAGCAACAGAGCTTGGTAAGAACTGGAAGGGAACTGATGTTACAACCCTACCTAGAGGAGCTGGTTATAAGTATTTACGCGATGCTGTAAAGAAAGTAATTGATATGTTTAAAGAATTGTGTGACGAATTTATACTTGTAGGACATGTTAAAGACAGTATCACCGATAAAGACGGTGAAGAAGTCAACGCAAAAGAAATCGATCTTGTCGGCAAACTCGGAAAAATTATATGTGGAATGGCAGATGCCGTTGGATATGTTTACCGAAAGGATAATGAAACCCACATATCGTTTAAATCTGGAGGCGACGGTACTATTATGGAAGCAAGAGCCCGTCATATTGCTGGACGCGACATCATTATCGCCACTGGAAACGAAGACGGGAGTATAACAACATATTGGGATCGTGTTTATAAACCTGAATAATTATGGAAATTCTTGTTACGATTGTGATTATCTAGTAGAATATACAAAGGTTTTACAATGGTGCAGTGAACAAGGATTTTTTCTTAAAAAAGAAGAAATGGACGGAACATACGGATCATGTCCGTTCCATTCATAATTAAGAACTTAAAGTAAGAAGGAAAGAAATTATGTATAGCACTAAAACAGCAACAACAAACAATACAGAGTTTAACAGCTCATATATGCCTGTAGGCATCAATGAAAATGTAACCTTGAAAGAGGTTAATGTACGTAAAACAGACAACGGACGTGATTTCTTGGAGATTATCTTTGAGAATGCAGACGGTCAGACAGCAACTATGTCTGACCGTCTGCATTCTCAAAGATAATCTCCA